GTTTGTTTCAACAGGTGATGATTTCTTTTTGAATGTTTTACGAGCCCCTCCTATTGTGCATGAACCTGGAGCAGATGGATATGTTGACGTTCGAGAGACATCTGATTCTAGCAAGTACCCCGAATTGCAAAGATCTATGGGACATACCTCTAGTACAATGCAGATTCCCGAGACTTATGTTTTTGATAGATGGAGTACTGGAGTATTCAGAAATTGTGAAATACCAGCTTTTACCCAGCCAAAGGATTTTAGGTCCAACGAGTTGCCCCTAGATAGGCAACAAACAATACCAGAAGGTATTGAGCAAGGAGTAGTTTCAAAAATACTGGGAGTCGATGATGCTTTAAAAGTAGGGAAAAGTATGAGCGATCAATTCAAAGGAATTAATCAAAGCTTAATACAAGTGACAGAACGAATTCCATCAATTATGTCATTTATAAATACAATAAAGGAACAAGTACCCATTGCCGTACAGACAGCGCGAGATGGAGTTGGGTCTTTAAACGATGTAGCCACTTTTGGAAAATGGGCTACAAATACCTTGATGATAGGAACCTTAATGGTTGAGTTTGCGGATTTGATTAAGAGTTTCACGTGGCTTCGACTAGTTAAAGTAATGGTGATGTTATGCATTTATATGAAAGTCGAATTTCACCAAATTATATCATGGTTGATAAAACAAGTGCAAGAAATGTATGAAGGTTACCGGCCGAAAGCTAATGACGGTGGCATGGTAGGAGATGAACAAGGGTTAACAGACTTAATCTGTGATAACCATGATGAAGTCGTAATGACCATGTCTGCAATTGCAACTGTGATATTTTGTGCAATTTTTGGAAAGATGCCCAAATGGAAAGATATTAAAAATTATGTTTCAGAGAGCATTTTTGGAAAAGATAAGAATTTAGGTGAAGAACAAGGAGGGTTAGCCGATAGTTTAAGATCAATTCATTTTTCTGTTATGGGAGCGCGTTCGATAAATGCAGCATATGAATTCTTCACCAAGTGGATTGAACGTTTTGTTGCCTGGATAGTTGGGAAAGAATGCAAGGAATTACAAATGGTCAGAGCATTCCAGGAGAAATCACAAGCAGTTCTTGATTGGCTCAATACCATTGAAGAGTTAGATGTAGACGACGTAGTGTTGGATGCATTAACAGATGTTGGCGTGCACAACAAGGTGTATGCCCTCGTGGATACAGGACGAGAATTTACAAAGTGGACAATGCAAGAAGATGTGCCTAGGAATATATCAATGGTGATAAGAGATGCGAATAAGAAATTGATGGATCTCGTTAAGAGAATAAATGCCCATCGACCGGGGCAAGGTTTTAGGTATGCGCCATTTGTTGTGATGCTGGATGGGAATTCTAGTGTTGCTAAAACAAATGTAATGCATGAGTTTACTGACATGTTTAGAGAAGAGTTAAACATTCCTTATTTTAATAGCGTGTACCCGATACCTACTACTGCTAAGTACTTAGATGGGTATACAGGACAGACGTTAGTGGAATGGGACGATATGCTGCAAAGTCCATTGCAGGATGAGTTGGCGGCTGAGTTCATCAATTGGAGGTCTAATGCAGATTTTAAACCAAATATGGCGGTAGCTGAAGAAAAAGGCAAAATACATTTTCTATCAAAAGGAATTATAATAACCACTAATAGTGGGAATATTAATTTGAATACAATTCGAGATATGAATGCCTTTAGAAATAGAATCAACGTGAAGTTTGTGTGCCATCTAGCGAATGGATGGACTCCAGCAAGAATTAAAGCATTGCGAGATCATGATCCAACGTATCAATTTATGTTATTTGACGCTTATTTTGTGAATGAAGATGGGACTGGTTTCGAGCTTTATCGAGAAAATATGACGTTTATTGATGCAAAAGAATTAACCAGACTTCACTTCTTAAGATGGAATGAGAAACAAAATAATTTGGTTGATGCATATTTAACTTCTCATGGATCATTGAGAATACCACCCGGTATACAAATAGGTATTGTCCCTGGAGACCAGCAAATGTTGAGTGATGATGAATACATGGATGGACTTGAAACATATAGAACCATTTGTGGAGGATTTACTCTTGATAGAGAACCAGATTTGAAACCTGACGAAATGGATGAAGCGCAGTTGTTTGAGTATATCTTTGAAGATTTGGATTTTGTTGAGAAATTGAGATACTACGAGTATTATAAGTTGCGAGAAAGGATTAGGTCTGAACAGCGTGTAGTAAATATGGCGAGAGCGGGAAGGCGATCTTTTTGGTCAATAGCTAAGGATATCTTTAAGCGAGGAAGTGAAGAGATTAAGCGAATCGCAACGGATATTTATGGAAAATACCCGCGTCTCGTGCAAACCCTTGGATTGATTACAGCGCTTGGAACTGGATATGCATTATTTAGCACTATGTGGTCAATGTTTGAGAAGAAATCTGAGGAAGAGGCGTATGAAACTACTGTTGCAAAGGCACCTACTAAAGTTATAAGAGCAGAGATGTATGAGTCCGTTGTGAAGAACCCAGCAAAACTCATGAGAGCAGAAATGTATGAACCTGTTGTAAAGAATGTAGCACGTGTAGTAAGAGCAGAAGGAAAAGAACAAGGAAGTGATGATCCAGAAGCTGTTGAATTAGGAAGAAACAAGATTCATCCTCTACTCTATAATTTGGGATGGCAAAAGTCTGAAAATCAAGTACAATTGCAAGGACTGGCAATTGGTGGAAAAGTTTTAATGGCCCCCTTCCACTTTTTCCGTAAGGCAAAAGATGGAGATCGGTTTTATTTTGTTCGAGGGAATGACAAAATTGAAGTTGAGTTCGTACAAAAACGACTGTATAGAATAAGAGATAAGGATTGTGCGTTATATTATGTTGGAGCGCAATTTGATTCACGGAAAAGTATCTTAAAATGTTTTGTTAAGGAACGAGATCTTGGACGTCTTGGAAGGAAAGTGTCAGCCCTCTTGTTAGGAACAACACCTGACGGAAGAATCTTGGAACAAGCATGTAAAGCTGAGGCAAATCAGGTAATAAAATATCAAGGAAAAGATGAGGGAGCTGAGGAGTTTGTACAAGTCGGATGGAAATATGATGTAGATACCGTGAAAGGCCAGTGTGGGTCAATGTTAATAGCATGCTCAAAAGTTTTGCCGCCCCCAGCGAAGATTGTGGGAATGCATACAGCAGGTTATACACAATCACGAGGAGGATTTAGCATTGTGGTGACACAGGAACAAATATCGGAAACATTGGCAAAGATAACAACAGATCATGGACCCCAAGTGTTTAGTGCTCCTATTCCGCCACAAGTGAATACTGATCCTGATGTTTTTGAAGAACAAGCAGGACCAAAACCAGAAGGAGCTTTTACATACTGGGGAACAATGGACAAACATTTTTGCCCATCACAACCACAGAAAACTTGTTTCAGGAAAACACCATTCCATGGAGAGATCTTCGAAAGTGTAAAGAAGCCTGCAGCATTAAAGCCAATAAACGGAGTTTCACCTCTAAAGAAAGCCTTAAGCAAATATGGAAAGTTGACGAGCCCTTTTAGAGCACGGCATATAAAAGCAGTAAGAACAGACATATTAAATGAATTAAGTCAATTTGAAAGTGACATACCAATGGAGCCAACTTCTTTGGAAACAGCAGTGTTTGGTTTGCCTGGAATTCCTTATTGTGAAAAGATGAATATGAATTCTTCTCCCGGATGGCCATATCAATGTTTACCCAACTCTAGAGGACAGAAAGGAAAAGCTTATTTATTTGATGTGAACAACAGGAAAATAAAAGATGAGCTTTTGAAGAAGAATATTTTTGAAAGAGAAGAACTTGCTAGAGAAGGAGAACGATATCCATCTATCTGGAGAGATTGTATGAAGGATGAGTTAAGACCAAATGCCAAAGTCGATGAAGGAAAGACTCGATTGTTTACAATAGCCCCAACTGATTATACTATTTTAGTAAGAAAATATTTTCTGGCTTTTGAACAAATGTTTTACAAAAACCACTCGAAGTTCTTTTCAGCCGTAGGAATAAACCCCGAAAGCTATGAATGGACAGTGGCTTACAATAGATTGAGAAAATATGGTAATAAGTGTTGTGCTGGAGATTTCGCTTCATATGACGGAACGTTGATGGCTGATTTAATGATGGAAGTCGGAGATATTATTGACGACTGGTATAAACTACAAGGTGAGAATGACCCAGACGCCTCAACTGTGCGGAGAGTGTTGATTGATGAAATGATTCATACATATCAGTTGGTCAACAATTGCGTGTATAAGACACACCAAGGAAATCCCTCGGGAAATCCTCTGACGGTGATAATAAATACCATTGTTAATGTGTTTTACATGCGATTGTGTTGGCTTGAAATTATGTGTGAGAAGTGTCCTAAGTGGGCAACTTTGGATGAGTACCATCAGAATGTCATAGAAGAGGCTTACGGAGATGATAACCGAATAGTAATACGTGAAAAAGTTATCAACTTGTTTAACCAAGTTACGATTACAGAATGCTTGGCGCGACACGGAATTACCTATACAGATGAAGGAAAGACCGGAGAAATAGTACCCG